GCCTATAATGCCGGGCCCGGCGCGGTCTTCAAGGCCGTCGCGCGTGGACAGCAGAATTGGTTGGCCTACCTGCCGGCCGAGACGCAGAATTATGTCGAGAATATTGCGTCATGAGCGAGCCGCTGAAGGGAACGCAGCTTGAGCGCCTTACGCGCATCGAAACGCTGTTGGAAACCGCTTTCAGCGAGCACGGGCCAATTCAGGAGATGCGCGCTGATATCAAGACGCTTCGGGCGGATTTCGAGCTAGACAAGGCCGATCTCGCAACGCTCAAAAATCGGGGCGTCGGGATCCTGATCGGCGTCGGCCTGATTTCCTCGGTCTTCGGCATGACGGTTGCGGGACTTTGGGAACGTGTTACAAAGCTTTTTGCATGAGGAATTGACAGATGGCGAGTAAACCTCCGGCCATGGACCCGGCGCACCTCGACGCCATGGCAAAGCAACTCGGTTTTCCCGACTATAAGACGTGGGCCGCGTGGAACGCTGGACAGCGCCGCTCGGCGAGTATCGACCCGTCGAAGATCACGACGACAGGGCCGGCCACGGTCGCGCAGAAAAAGCCGGGCAACTGGCTCTCGGCGTTGTTCAACAAAATCCCGCCCTTCTCGATCATCGGCCACGTCTCCGACGCCTATGGCAACGCGACGGGGACGAATTGATGCCGACGACCGCAGACAAGATCGCGACCGCGCTGCGCGAGATCGCGCCGGACGGGAAGCTCTTCGGCGAGGACGTGCCGCTGATCAACAGCCTCGCCGGCAATTGGGACGCTCGCCAGCCCCCGACGCCGGCAGCGGCCCTTGCATGGGGCGCCAAGGTCGATCTCGCCTTCCGGGCCCGAGCGCGCGGCGTCGCGGCGAATATCGGCGTCGATCCGTCCGACCTCATGACGTGCATGGCTTGGGAGAGCGGCCGGACCTTCTCGGCCGCAGTCAAGAACATGGCGGGCTCGGGCGCGACGGGCCTGATCCAATTCATGCCGACGACCGCGATTTCTCTCGGAACGACCGTGGCTCTGCTCGCCGGCATGACGGCCGTCCAGCAGCTTGACTATGTCGAGAAATATTTCATTCCCTACAAGGGCAAGCTGCACGATCTCGGCGACCTCTACATGGCAATTCTCTGGCCCCCGGCAATCGGGAAACCGCTCGAATATGTCCTGTGGGATCAGGACACGCGGCCGACGACCTATCGCCAGAATTCCGGCCTCGATATCGACAAGGACGGCAATATCACCAAGGCTGAATGCTGCGCCAAGCTCTTCGCCATGAAGGCCGAGGGCATGAAGGTTGGGAACGTCGCATGAAGGATTTTTTCGCCCGCGCTCTGTCGCCGCCAACCGCCCGGTTTATCCTGGCCCTGCTCGCGCTCGGCTTTTCGGCGTTCGGTGCGAACAAGCTGCTGGACGGCGGGGAGAAGGAAGCGAGCCAAGCGGCGATTTTCGCCGTGGGCCAGCTTTTCGCCCTCGCGACGATGGCATTCGGCTATTATTTCGGGTCAACGGCACGAGGCGACGCAGAGCCGGCCAAGGTCAATGTGACCAACACGCCCGAACAGCCCGTGCCCACGGTCCCGCAGGAGGAACCCGATGTTCGGAATTGACGGCGTTGTGATCGGCGCGTTTCTCAAGAAATGGTGGCCGGCCTTTGCTGGCGCCGCACTCTTCGGCGTGCTACTGACGCTCGCCTATTGCAAGGGCGAGAACCACGGCTCGACGAAAGAGATCGTCGCGCAGCAGGGCCGCGAGATCAAGACCCAACAAGATCTCGGCGCGGCCAATGGCAACGCGGCCGGGGCGCGCGTGAAAGACGCGGTCAAGGCCGAGCGAGAGAATAGGGAGCTTTCCGATGCGCTCAAGGCTACAAATGATCCTGATCGGCAGCGCGCTTTGCGTGGCTGCGTCATCCTGCGCCAGCAGGGTCGAGACACAGCGAACATTCCCGCCTGCCGAGGACATTAAGCCGGCCGTCGAGCCCGCTTATCCCGAGGCGGCATTGCAGTCCGGCGAGGCCGGCGCAGCGGCCGAAAAGGCGTGGTGGAATTCCGTGCTGATTTGGGGCCGGGGCTCTCATGATCAAGTCGTCCGCGTGTGCAAATGGGCGGTCGATCTCGGGTTCAAAGCCCCGGCCGGATATTGCGACTAGCTCGTCTTCGTGGCGACGGGGTTCGGCATACGGGCCCCGTTGAGAAGGGCGGTCGTGACCTCGTCAAGATCAGCTGGCGCCGCCTCGATAATTGCCCAATCGGCCAAGGTTTCCTGCGCCTTCTTGTCGAGCGCCGCGATGGCGTCGAGAAGGTCTTGTGGCACCGCCATGCCGGCGTCTTCGAGCGCCTTGAGCACCCGCGCCGAGGCGTCCTGAATAGCCGCGACGCTCTTTGACATGAGATCGCCTGTCGCGGCGATTTTGGACACGAGATCGGTCACACGGGCAATTGCGGCATTGGCTGATTCAACGGGTGTCATGAGTTTTCTCCATAGCAGGAAGATTGCCGCAGCTTCGAGCGCCAGTCCAGCGATAACTCCATAGATCACCGGCGTTTTCTGCCTTTTCGGACCTGCGGCGTCAAGTTAAATTGCTCCCTTTTTCGGCGGATGATCGTTGCGATCAGGAAAGGGTTTTCGCGGTGCAGATAGGCGCCGTGCTGATGTTCGATCATCATTGATCGTCTCCTGCTATTTGAGCGGAAAGGCCGATCCATAGTCCCGCACAGAAACTCGCAAGTGCGATAATGGCTCCGAGCACAAACAACATTCCGTAAATCATAGAAATTTCCTCCCATAATGAGCTATTAAGGCCGCTTCGGCGCGGCCGTCATCCTTGACGCGGGTGAGATCGGCAGCCGTGGTCGGATAGAGGTTCGAGCATTTCTCGCGGCTGGCGCCCTTGCTCGAATTCAGGAGCCCGAGCTTGCCTTTCCATACGGCCGGCGTGACGAAGTGGATCGGGCAGCTTGTCGTCGCGGCGACGAGGCCATGGGCGTAGCCGAGCGTTCGGCCGAAAGTGAACATCGACGTGACGCCTTGGCCCGGCCGCGCCGCAATGTCTTCGATCACCACCATGTCCGGAATTGCGAGATCGAGTGCCATGCACCAGGTCCGCGACCATTCGCCCCACGCCGGCTTGTCCTTTCCCTTGAGCTTAATCCGAGGCACGTCGAGAAAGGTCGCGCTCCCGTCTTCGTGCAGGATCGCGAGCGCGCCGGTCTTGCCCGGATCAATGCCGGCGACGATCACAGTCGCTTCCATTGTCGGGCCATGGACACGAGATTTTCAAAGTCTCTTACGTCCACTTTTAAGTCCAGAACATGGTTTCGCTTACAAAAAGTCAATAAATCTTCACAACGTTTTAGTGTATTTTCGGGAGTAAATTGTGCTCGATTAGAAGGGACAGGCATCGGTGGCCTCCTTTACCAGAAACGGTCGCAACCATATGGGCGGCGTGAAAAACGGCATGTCGGGCAAATGGCGCTCGACTTCCTCGAACCGCTCGATCCCCTTGGAGACGAGCAGCCAATATTGCTTGGTCGCGAGATCCTGCGCGGCACGGCCAGGATTCGTCTTGATCATTTCCTGATTTTCGGCGCGCGTCATGCCGGCGACGTGCTCGACGCAGAGCGTAGAGGGCCCGGCCGGGCAGCAATGACCAACGGGCAGGCCATCCACGTCGAGGCCATGAATGTGATGCGCGCTCCACCTATGGGCGAACCAGCGCTGTCCAGCGTCCCAAAAGCTGCCGTAGGGCGCTTGGTTGCCGTGGCCGGTCGTCGTGCCGCCGATCCACATCACGCAGCCCGTGTAGGGATCGAACGCGCATTTTTCGGCGAAGCGCTCAAGCGCCGGGCGCGCGCGGTGCTGATTCCCCTTAGCCCACGCCATTTTGCCGCGCTTTCCATTCTGCCGCGTGCTTAGGGCACAGGTCTTTGTCAGGCGCCGGAACAGTCGTGCATTTCTCGCACAGCGGAGCGTCGCATGTCCCGCCGGGGATTTTCCAGTCGCAGAGCTTTGTCGAGCGTCGACCGCACTTGCAGCGCCGCGTGCGCGAGCACATGATTCCACGGCCTCCCTCGGGCGTCTTGAACGGCGTGCAGGGCATTATTTCCGATACCTCTGCATTTCCTCGACTTCAGCCTTGACGCGGAACCTCCGCTCGCGCGCCCACGGGTCGATATCCTCCATGACCTGTCGCACTGTCTCGACGAGATCGCTGCGCGGCGTTTCCTCGAACACAAGCTCGTCATGCACCTTGAAGATGCCGAAGAGCCCTGCGGCCTCGGCCTTCTTCATCGCCGAAACCATGAGATCGCGCGCGCTGCCCTGGATGCAGTCGGCCGTCACCATGCCGTGCCACGCGAGATGCCGGCGGAATTTCTTGCCCTGATAGGACATGAAGGTCCACGAGGGCTTTTCCTCGCCCTGCGGCGTCCAGCTAGTCGCCTTGCGCGGGCGGTGATAGTAGAGCTTCCGGCCGCTCGGGAGCCGCATCGTGAGAAAGTCGCCTTCCTTGCGGAATTCGATCCCGATATAGTCGTAGGTCCGCGCGTGCTCGCACCAAACCGCGTTCACGCTGGCTTCCCACAGCCCATACCAGAATTTCGGCACGAGCGGCGCGAATTCCTTACGGTAGGTGTTCACCGCGAGGATGGCGAGATCAATGCTGTCCTTGGGGCAGAAGCGCGCACGGAAGCCAACGGGGCCTAGGCCGTATCCATTGCCGAGCACGCTGTTCTTGCCAACCTGTCCCTCTTTCTTGTGCTCGGGCAATTTCCGGTTGATTGGCCGCTTATAGACGAGCGTCGCCATTTCCGAATAGACGTCGAACCCCGTGTGCATCTGCTCGACGCGGTCGTGCTGGCCGGCCATGGACAGGAGATTGCGTGCCTCGACCGAGGCGAAGTCTCCGGCGACGATCACCTTGCCTTTCTCGGGCACAATGCACGAGCGCAGAGAAGAGATGATCGCGGAGAAGATGTCGGGCCCCCAAATGTCCCGGATATGGTCGACGTCGCGTGTCAGGATTGCGTCGGCGAGAATATCAGCCGTGAGCCCCTGTCGGTCGCCGATCTCGCCTCGGGGGTAGTTTTGGACCTGGATAAGCCGTCCAGCGTCGCGCCCCGTGCGAGCGCCATGATATTGCGTTGCATAGCGCACTCGGCCGTCTGTAGCCGACGCGCAATCAAGCATTCGTTGGAGCTTGGCGACGCTGCTCGAAGCGAGGCTGCGTCGAAGCGTGATAGCTTCGTGGACGTGATAAGGCAAAGGCTCGGAGAACGCTTCGATCCCGAATTCGTCGTCGGGATCAAGGATCGCGTCGAGCGAGGCTTTTCGCATGTCACCGAGCGGCACTCCCTGTTCGTTGACCCAATTGAGCACTTTTTCCCGCTGCGTCGGTCGCAGCCCCGTCAATTCCTGAAAGCGTTCGGTCATCGGCACGCGGACTTGCTCTAGGA